TGTCAAACTTCTTATCGTTTTTATCGCATGCGTCTTTAAGTTCATAGCAAAGTGAAACAGTCAAGGAATACATGGCACTGATTTCTTTAGTTTCACACTCCTTGACCTTACCCTCAAGTATGTGAGTAGGATCAGGAAGTTTAGAAGCAACCTTACGGTGCGCCATAAACTTAACGGCAAGTCCTTCGCCGACAGAACCACTTACCAAATCGGTAGTGGTGTTCTCATCATCGTCTTCGTCTTCAATAAGCTCGGAAACAAATGACCAAGAACGAGGTGTAGCAAACGAACGACTTGGGCTTTTAGGATCAAAGTCATACAAGTCCTTCTTGCTAAAATTTAAGTAACCAACAACATCTGCATGTATATGGTTTTCAGTTGCCCACTGCATCCAGTCATCAAAATCAACTGCAAGCTCTAAGTGAACAAATCTATTTGCCAACGGAGCAGGCATTCTGTAAGTAACACCTTTGTCAGCTTCTCTGTTACCAGCGGCAACAATAAGAACGTTATCAGGCAATTTGTATTGTCCAATACGTCTATTAAGTATTAGTTGGTATGCGGCCGCTTGTACAGCCGGTGCCGCAGAATTCATTTCGTCTAAGAACAATACGATATAATCGAACTGTTTCGCAAATTCTTCTGTAGGAAGTTCTTGCGGTGGTGCCCAAGCCATTACATTGTCATTTGCCGCATAGTAAGGAATACCTTTAATATCTGTAGGTTCCCAAAGTGACAAACGAATATCAATCAAATGCGAATTTTTTAGTTGTTGTGTAATTTGTCCAACGATATCAGACTTACCAATACCTGGAGGTCCCCACATAAAGATAGGACGTTTTTTCTTAAATGCTCGCATAATGCTTTTTTTAGCGCCATTGGGCGAGACAGTACGTAGTGCAGTATTTTCCATAATGTATTCCTCTTTCATTTTATCAGTGCCATACTTAATTTCTAAGTATGTATATATAATACACTCGTTATACTCTAAAGTCAACCTATTTTGGACACTTATTACACTTTAATTAAAAAGATAGCAAAAGAAAAGACCCCTATTACAGGCGCCTAAAATGGAGGTTTTTGGTGTCTAAATGGCTCTTAAATGCCATTTAACGCTTTTCTGGGGTGTTAGTATGTGTTACTCGTGTCTTTTCATTGCTTTTGTAAGACCGTATTTGCGTAAATCTCCGCTGAAAAGATGCAGTTCCATACTCTTTTTTTCGTCTGTAACCCATATACTGCGGTTAGTGAGATAGTAAGGGCATGTAATAAATTGATCTAAAAATATATATGTTTGGGTAGTAAACTTAAAATCTCTTGGAAATGGTATTTCATACATTTGGATATCTAGATTTTCCTGTAAAAAATCAAAGCCATCTTCTGTAAGTCTTAAACCGCCTTCTGCTTTACCTCTGGTATTTTGCCACCAGTCAGCTAGGTACTGCTTTAGATTAGCTTCACTTACGGCAATGTCGGATTGCTTTAAAAAGACTTTAGTGTATGTTTCTTTCCAGTTCATTCATCAGTAACCAGTTCGCCCGATGTCAGCTTGTATACAGCGAAGTCTTCGCTTTTGAAAAGATCATTAAGTTTTTTTGCTAGATTATGTGCATGTCCTGGATTAGAAAAAGATACCTTCTTGTATTTAGGTCCAGGATAATTTGTGATTGCATTAGATGTTTTTAGATTGAATGGAGCGCCTTTATAGAATACTGCCCATATGGCTTCTGCTTGCAAAACTTGCTCACACTTGTAAGATGCTTTGTCTACATTCTCTAATATAATCGTTGGTTTTGGTCTACTCATTTGCGTAATCCTTTTAATTAACTACGCATATATTTATCTTTTTTTTGTAGAAAACTACTAGTATTAAACCTGTTTTGCGGTCAAAGCACCTAGTATTTGCTTTAGTTCTTTTTCGCTTACGCAAAATACATTTGATATTTTTCTAGGATACTTGTATTCTAACAAGAGTTTCTCTACTAGAGTTGGATATACTGCTGGGTCAACTACGTCTGATTGACATTGTTGTTGGCTTTCAAATGTTGGATCAGTAAAAACGTAAATATCTCTATCAGCAGTTGCATCTGCATTAGGATCAAGAAGGAATAAAACTACAATAAACCACTTCATTTCCAGTCACCACCGCCGTCCATAGTAACTGTGACTGTTTCATTATCAGCACTAGATTTATTATCAATAATAAGTTTTTCTAATCTACCTTGATGGTTTGCCATTACAGTTCCTAAAGCATATGCAAGTGCTTTAGCTTGTGTTAACGGAATCCTAATTTCTTTTTGATTACTACCTTCAGCAGTCTTAACCACTTGTATAAACTGCTGAATTGGTATAGTATTAATTGGTTCGTTTGTTTGCATCAGAAAGTTCCTGTCTCATTGTAAACTCAGTTTTGAAAGGTCCTTTATGTTCGTACTTTTCAAGTGTAACTAGTTTAGGGCAAAAACTTCTTACCCAACCTTTATCAAAATGAATAATGTAATATCCTGCCGCATACAAGCTCTTAGACTTTTTACTTTTAGTAAAAAGAGGTAGTTTCTTCTGTACGTTGTACATTACATTATATGGTGTGCTAGATGTAGAAAAGCCGTGTATTTCCTTATTAGCTTTACTACCATCTGAAATAGTTGCTTTATCAAAACTTAGTCCACCGATATAATTATTAAAAGCCTTTATATCAGTAAAGTAATCTGTACCTGTTGAACAACTATACATATATCTTTTATCTTCTTGTTTGGAAAGTGTGCCGATTCTTTGACCGTCTTTTTCAACAATCCAAAATTTATTTTTTAGTATTGGTTTTGCCTTAATTGTCATTTTTACCTCCATTATGAATACCTCGCATTAAGCGGGTCAGCATAAAGTTGAATGTTATCTGCAATACGTTGCATATCGTGTTTTGCACAAAATTTCATTAACCGCATACCTACCTGTGTAATTTCTTTAGGAGTCATAGCATCTTCTACTACATCATTAATTATACTTCTAATGTTACCAGGTTGTGCAGTCAAATCACAAAGTATTACATTACGTTGATAGTCGTCTAGTACACGATGCTCTACACCTTCATGATCAGTCCAACGTTGTAGCATCATGTTATTCCAATTAAAGCCTTTATTATCTTTATCATCAAATGCTTCAATTAGTCCGACTTTATTTTTAGTGCCTTTTGTTCTTACACCAGGGTAAGCACTAAACACATTATCACTTGTGTCACCTCGCATACACTTTTCAAACAACATAAATTGTGGATTAGGTGCAGGCTTAGGTTCTCCTGTCTTTTTGTCAAGTACGGGTTTCTTCTTCTTATCGTCAAAGTAACCTTCGTGTGTAATAATTGTATTGCTAACACCATTGTATTGTTTTACATTAGGTCCAATAAGTTGTGCAAAGTCACCATCAGTACTAATAATAACATGATTATCATTAGGATGAGCTTGTATCCAACCTGCAATAAGATCGTCAGCTTCTAGTTCAGGATGTTGTAATACAGAACAGTTAGTCTTTGTACTTACAAAGTCTTTCCACTCGTCAAACATTTCCCAGAATACAGTATCTTCATCTTGTTGTGCTTGTGTCTGTGCGGCACGAGCTTCACTTCTATTTCTTTTGTAAGGCTCATAAAAATCTTTACGCCAACTACGTCCTTCTAAGCAGAACACAACATGTGCACCATCAAAGTCTGACCATGCTTTCTTAATGCTACTAAGTGTAATATGGAAAGCCATACCAACTTTTGTGTCAAGATCACCTCGTACTACGTGTCTTGCACGAAAGAATGTATTAGCAGTATCTACTAGAATATATGTCATAAGTTTGCCTTTGTATAATTTATAGTAGTATTATAGCACCAGATCTGGCTTTTGTCAATCATTATTTGACTTCAGCTTTACCATTATCATCTGCTTGACTAGTATTAATATACCCCATACCTCGATCAGTACTTTCGCCTTCTTCATCTAACATCTGTGTAGCAATAGTTCTAAACCATTGATCAACAATATGCTCAGGCTCTTCGCCTGTGTATCCTGCATCAATAAGTTGTTCAATAAACTCATTATTCCAATCGAGCTCAAAGAAACCGTTCTTAATGTTGTCTGGATTAACTTGTGTATCTAGTACTGCTACCCAAGGCTTCTTATCTTTAGTTGCTTGTGCTTTTTCTTTTTCAAGAATAGCTCTGCGTTCTTCTTCTGCAGAAAGTACTTTTACCTTTTCAGTTTTCATACCCAACGCTTTTTTCATTTTATCTAACATATATTACCATCCTGCCTTTCTAATTGCATCTGAAGGATCTTTCTTTATTTCAGCCTTCATTGCTTTTTCGTGTTGTTCATTTTTATATTCTTGAATACTATGAAGTTCATCAACCGGATAAGGATGATAAAAAGGTTCTTTAACCTGCTTCTTTTTAAATAAGTCTTTTATAAGATTCCACATATTAAGTTCCTATCGCATTACCAAACAAGTATACATGTACTCTAGCCGCAACATTATAACCACGTTTAAATGCTTTTTCAGCAACTTTACCTGCACCTGCTATCTGTTCTTCTTCTCTAGCACCTGTTGGCATAACCCATATAGGCCAGTCAACACCTTCTGCTTTGAAAAGTTTAATTACTTCTTCCATTTCTTCCCACTCTCTATCTTCTGGACCTACTACAAACTTTAGTTGTCCTTTATCAGAAAGTTCTCTGTACTCTGCTACATTCTTAGGCTTAATTGCTTTTTCTCTTTTCTCACCTGATACTGTAAATAGTTTAGGACTACAACTAAAAAATACTTCTGTGTCTATCCTATTAACCCATTCCTTAAATGGATCTCTTAACTTTTGTGTACCATTAGTTTCAAATGTCATACTGCCCGGCAAGTTACCTTGTCTTTCAAGTTCTTCATATATTCCAACGGTTGCTGTTTGTCCAGTTACCATCAAAGGCTCTCCGCCTGTAATACACAAATGTTGTCTTTGTCCTGTAACAGGATGTAAAAATAATCCTTCTGGATTACTTTCGTTTTTCATTATATCAACAATTTTGTTTGCCATAGCACTAGGAGTTTCTTGACCCATTAAGTCTTTAAACTTCTTTGCCCAAGTATAACTTGAGTCACAACCTTTATCCCACACAGGCAAGTCCTCAACTTTTTTTACACTTGATACATCAAAGTCTTGGAAAGGTAATTCATATGTATCAGGATTTGTAGGGTCTATTTGTCCAAAGCCGTTGCATTGTAGATTGCATAAAAAGAAACGTATCCAAGCAGTCGGAACTCCTGTGTAATGTCCTTCTCCTTGAATACTATGAAATATTTCACTATAGTAAAATTTCTTTTCTACAGTTTTACCAAATTCATGTTGTGCTAATTTATTTTCCACAGGCATACTCTTGTTGTAGTTTAATATTATCCATAAACTCTTTTTTAGTTCCTGCGTCTTCTTTGAACGCACCTTTTAGTACAGTTGTTTGTGTAAGACTACTATGTGCCTTAACACCTCTGTTCTCAACGCAACCATGTGTTGCTTGTACATATACACCTAAGTGTTCTGCACCTGTTGCTTTTTGTATTTCACGAGCAATGTCATTTGCAAGTTCTTCTTGCAATGTACCACGTTCAGCACACCATTGTGCAATACGTGTATACTTAGACAAGCCAATTAGTTTATCTGCGGCAATGATACCAATGTATGCAACGCCTCTAACAATCTGATGATGATGTGAACACATACTTGTAAGTTCAGAACGTACTACTAGCATACCTTCATAACGTGAAGCACTGTCATTTGGAAATGCTGTCGCACTTGGAATTGGATCATAACGTCCTGCCATTAGTTCATTGATATACATCTTTGCAAGACGTTTACCAGTTCCCATACTGTTAGGATCATTATGCCTATCAATTAATAGTTTATCTAATACATTTTCAAAAGCACTTGCGGCTTCTTCAATCAGTTCTTCTTTATCGCCTTCTTGTAAGACTTCTGAAATATTATCGCCTGCCCAATAACGAACGTTTGCTTCTTCTAAGCGGGCCTTTATCTGTTCACTTTTACTCATTCTTTTCTCCGATGTTAAGGCAGTGGATTGCCAAATTTAGTTATATTATATACTTTATTTAGGTTTTTGTCAAGCATTTTTTACATAATCCAAGTAATCTTTTGCAATTAATTCGTGTATATTCTTTGTATAATGCTCACCATCAACTCTATGCTCATCTGTTTCAATGTTTATTGCTTTTGCTAGTTGCAAATAACCTTCTGCAGATGACTTTGATTTTTTGCCAACTTGCCAATCTCCGTATAATTCTATATTGTCTGGAACAAATACTCGATTGTTAATTGACCATTGATACCATTTTATATCTCTTTTGGCACACATAGTATCAATTGCTAATAAATCTAAGCAGTAATCTCTGTACTGCAACGGAGTTACTAACTCATGCCATAATTTTGTATAGATATACTTTTCATGAAAAGGTGCAAAGTCTGCTTGTACTTTCATGTCATTAAAAGCAATTCCTTTAAACTCTTCATAATTTTCTTTTCGAACCTGGTCAATCATTTCAATGTAATTTTCAGTTACACGGTGATCAGTATATCTATCTATTCTATCGTCTTTTGGTTGATCATTATCTAAATAAAGATCTGTTCCAGTAGTTTCGCCAGGATCTAAGTTACGGGAACAAGAAAGTAAAAACCTGTTCCAGTATGTAGATTGTATAAACACTTCATCAATGTCATCATATCTATCAAACATTGATTTTAACCAGGCAGGGTATTTTCTATTACAACCGCCTGGTTGACTATAAATTACAACCTTCTTATTATTTTCATCGGCATAAATTTCTGCATAATTATTATCTTGCCATGCTGATATAGTATTACCAATTTCGTAATATCCATGTGCATGACTATCGCCGATGAATAATGTTCTAGTCATTAAAATACTTGTTTAACATTTCGAGACGATCGTCAGCAGTTGCCATAGCATCTAATTCTTTTTGAATTGTTTCAATAATATCTGAATGCTCTCCAATGCCAACAACCTTTTCCATATATACATTAATATTAGTTCTATGTAATTGGACTTCTGCTTCGGCATGTTTTCTTGCCGCTTCAATCATTTGCTGTTTCAACATAAGTTCCTTTCTTGTAGTTTCCCTTATTAGGTATTACGTGTCGTACGCCGCCGCGTGGATCATCCATATCGCCTTTGCGTCTAGGAATCAAATGAACGTGTGGGTGCAACACTGTTTGTCCTGCCGCTTCTCCAACGTTCTGTCCAATGTTAAACGCATCACAATATCCACGTTCAACCCAATCGTAGCCCCATTTGTATGCGGCTTCGAAACATTTAGTAAGGCCCTGCCAGTTTTCCTCTTTCGGAACAAAAAGAATGTGTCCTTCTGTTACTGGATACCCATCTTTGTATACTGTAAACTCTTTTGAATCAATTAAAACATCTGTCCAAGGTTTAGAATCCATAATTAAATGCCACCATTATTCTTTCTTTATCTACTGTTTGTTGTTCTACTTTGTGATGCAAATGACTTGGAAAAACAATTAAACTTCCTGTAATTGCGGCACAAGTTACACTTGATGAGTTAACATCATTTAATTCTGCCCTGCCATATGTACCAGGCCAGTTTGATTTCATATTAGGGTTTACTAATGTAAGCCCAGGATGATCTTGATCTGCTTGTATGTAATATACTCCACTCCATGTGTCTGGAAGATGATTATGTTCTTCGTGGTAAGTGTATTTACGATTAATACTAAACCAACTGCTACGAAGTGAAGGTTCATTTTGTAATCCTGTTTGTTTATGACAACGGACAATCACATCATCGATAAAATCTTTTAATTCTTTAAAAACAGGTCTTTCTAATAAATTTTCTCTACCATAATCTGTATAACCATTTGCAGTGTACTTTAAAGGTTTGTTATCGTTCTTTTCTTGATCTAGTAAAGTGGGTACTACTGCTTTTGCAAGTTCTTGTGCCGAGTCAAATTGTGCTCTAAAAACTTGTGTGGGAAAGATATATTGTGAATCAATTATGGTTTTCTCCATTAATATTCTCCTACATTTTCCCAAGGATAAACAAGCCAAACATCTTCTTCTGCTTTGTTTACTTCGTGGCAAGTATAAGATACATTACTCTTAAACTCGCTTGCTAAATTATCTGTAAGTGTAGCAAAGCGAACATTGTTACCAAATACGTTATCCCATTTAGGATCATCGGGCAAACAACTTGCTTTCCAGTCTTGCATAATCCAATTAAATGTAGCACCAGTATCATTAATATCATCTACAATAAGAATATTTTTATTATGCGGTCCGGCAGTTGGTCCTGGATTTGCTACATAGCCAAATGCATCTTCAGACATCCATAAACTACTATCGCCAGTCTTTCCTGATTCTCCATCACGTAAACTTACCTTAAGTGCTTCACAACGTATACCAGTCATGTTACTAATAATAGTAGCAGGCACATTACCTCCACGTGTAATACCTACAATATAATCAGGCTTCCAATTATTCTTATACATTTGATTTACAATACTAACGCACATACGTTCTACGTCAGTCCAACTATAATAATGTTTCTTAATCATGATATCCATCGTCCTCGTCTAGTACTTTAATATTAGGTTTGTTAATAACCCAACTAGGAACTTCTGGACAAGCATTTTTAATTTCTTGTTCCGTATAAGTTTCGGGTTGCCTAATTCCATATTTGTTAAATTGATCTAACGCCCAATGCGTAAGATCTTCTTTTGTTTTAAACATTCTTTAAATATTCCTTGTTGTCAATCCATTTACCGTTTTTTACAAAGCCCCAGCTTTGTGCTTTTTTACCCATGAAGAACAAACTCCAACACGGAATATTATTACCGTCTTTGTCTTTAGCAAGTTCTAACCAATGTAGATCTTTTGCTGAACGAAAACGTATATTACCTGGCCCACGCCAAAATTTACCTTCTGGTGTATGTTCCCAATAGCCGCCTTTTATAATAAATGCTCCCCAACTCCAAGGATGATCATGTAGTGTAGGCTCATCACTTACTAAAACTTTATGTAGTGTGATATTAAAAGGAAAGTTTTTTCTGTCCTTTAAAAACACATACCATCTTACTAGATATGGAACTTTGCCGCTCCTATCTGTTATTACACGTTTTCTTCCTTTGAACCAATTAAAAAGGAATGTCATCGTCTATACCTCTTTCTTTCAGTTTGCCTTTATAATCTTGCTCTGTCATTTTATATAACAATTTGAACTGTTCATATGCTTTTGCAAGAGCAGGATAAACTTCACACATTTCATCAATACGTGTTGCACTTGGCATTGAATCTACAAACATTTCGCTACTAGGCATATTAAATGTATATTCACTACCTGTATCAGTTGTATACGTTGTGTCTAAATTAACTGTACAACTATCTATAGTAGCCAAATCAGATGTAGAATAACTCATACCATTAATAGTTATATTACTACCACTATCCCAGCCTCCTATATCTTCGCTTGCGTTTCCTATAGTTATAGTATAATCTTTATCATCACCCATTGCTTACCACCTTGTATAATGCTTCACCACTAAAGAAAGACTTTTTTAAATTATATAATTGTTTGTCCATAGGAATCTTATAGTCTTTATAGTTTTCCATATAATGAGTTATCCTTTCAATAAGTTGTGGTTTAAACTTTGTATACTGCGTAAAGTTCTTTGTCCAAATACTTGGATACTTGAACGGGGAATCTGCCATTTCGCTATAACTTAATCTATCCGGAATCATTGGAATAGTATCTACTAACAATCCTTCGTACCAACTAATGCCAAGTGTTTCCTGTAGATTAGCACTAAACACAAGTTTAGATCTACCTAGCAAATTGTGATATTCATTTTTACTAAGTTCTTGATCTTGGCATACAACAAATTCGTATTGCGGTAACTGTTCTTTTAGATCATTAAAGATGTCAACTTGTTTTTCTGGAGCAACTCTATGTGGAAATAAAATAATATCTTCTTTAGGCATGTTTTTATAACTGTCTAAACTAGTAGCCAAGTACTCCATAGGCCAGCCAACACGTTTAATTTTATCTTCGTTAACTTGTCTATTATCTAAATTAGGCTCATCTTTGTTTTTAAATGTTTGTAAAAATAAGTCTATATGAAACTGTGTAGCAAAAAAGTTATGATCATAACAATCAAACATACTACGTTCTGCATTTCGAACCCAAGGTTTATTACCTATAAGTCTACCTAAAAAATCTTGCGGATCATAACTACCAGCATGCCACAAACCACCAATGCTAATATCAACACCCAATAGTTCTGCCATGTAGCGAAGTTGTACCACTGTAGGATTCCAGGCATCAGTATAGAGAAAATAATCACCGTTCTCAACAGTTCCATCGCAGAACATTTCTCCTATCTTTTCTAATTGTTTACTCTTGTAAACATTTGTACCACCAAAGTTAAGAAATGCCCCAGGCGTTGTAGCCTGAGGTGTCTCTCCGCCACTAATTACTTCGACATCATTATTCGTAGCTCGCTTCAGTTGCTTTGGAAGATATTCTTTCCATTGCTTAGTATAGCGGGTATCAACTGCTTCGATATCTACGATATAAATTGTCATTAGTGTCTCCTAGTACTTGCATAACGGCCTTGACCGTTATTCTTATTAAATTTACGCTTACCACCAGAACGAAATCTGCTGTAAGCCTGCCAAGCACGACTTTTATTATTATACAGATTTCTTTCGCTCCAAGCATAGCCATCATGACCATACAAGTAAGCAGTTGCACAGAACGCTTTAAAACGTTCTAGGTCGTCAAAGATTTTTACAATCTCTGGATTCTTAGCAAAGTATTGACCCTGGGTTGCCATTTGTGTTTCTCCTTTAATAGCTAGGGTATGTAATGTGTGCACCGTTCTCTCCGTCCTCGGAAATTTCGATATGGACCTCACGTCCGGGATACTTGTCTGTAATTTGTTGATATAAATCATCTGACATCATTTCACATGATTTGTAATCAAGTTCTAATGTTTTTTCTGCGTATAGCTTCTCCATCCAACGTTTGAACTGAATAAATTCGATATCTCTATCATTGTGTGTTACAGTGATACCAACTCTAAAATGAAATATGTGTCTATGGGGATAACCCAAAAAACTAACATCATATTCATCTCCTGTTGCAAGACTAGGATCATCTAGTGCCGCAGGATACTTGTGGATACCTTCTTTTCTAAAGGTTACCCAAATCATTCGCTTTGCGTTTTGCAATGCGTTTTCTTTGCCTTCTATCATATCTGCCTCTTTCATTTTTCTTAACATAAAGTCATAATATCGTTCATGTTCATGTGTTGCATTACCGTCCATTTAATTATACTACCTTTACTCATCGTTGTCAATAGATATTGGTGAATCATTTTCATATTTTTCCCAAGATGTAAACTTATCTCTTGGTTGTAAATCTCTAGCATAATGTACCCAAACACCTGCATTTGATGCTTTAAAGTCCTTATCATCAATCTTAACACATGCATTATAATTAAGTTGATCGATATACGGCATTTTTACACTAATCATACTAATAAACTTTTTATTCTCATTGTATCCTGCTTGTAGTACATATTCATGATATCTAACATCATAGTCTAGTGTAACCCAAAACCCTGCTTGACATAGTTCT